CTGCGTGACTGAACCTGTACGCGTGGATTGTCGAACACCAGTCGCGGAATCATCAGCGAGATGTACTCGTAGTAGGTGTTTTCTGGCGAATAGCCGTCCGAATGTGAGTCATTCTCGGCATACGCAGGCCCCGTGAAGTTCCGAACTTGGTCGTCAAGTTGAGATATGCGGGTATCGCGATACTTGATCGCGGCATCAATCTCCATCATCAGCTTGCTAGGATCAGTTGTAAGCATCTTCTAACCCCATCTCTTTGGCGTGAAGGTTCGTGTGTCCCAGTAGATTACCCCAGGTCCCAGACTCATACTCAGGCGGTAGCTCAGGCACAGACATATCGCGGTTCCATAAGAACATGGCGGCATATCGCAGAGCATCGACTCCGTGATCTGAGCATGTGGGATCAGGGCGCTCCTTTGTCGGCCTACCCTCGCGAGATTTAGTCCATACATAGCTAGATAACTCCTCTAGCACGCTACATGGCTTCATGGCTTGCACCCGATTCTTGTCTCTACCTTGCAGGCAGTCTCTGGCCATGAAGATACGCGGCCCATTATCAGCCGGGGAGAACGCCCACCGCACCATATCTATACCTGTACGGATGGCATTCTTCGCCTTGCGTGCAATACGGTCGCCGTCACGCCCGCGAGCGGCGCCAAGCCTATCATTGAAGACCCGGATGTATTCCGGCTCGGACGGGTCACAAACAAGCGCCTGAAGCGTGAACTCCCGCTGGGCCTCCATGACTCGCTCGGCCCACCAGTCCTGGTTCTGGTCAGTCTGGTAGATCTCTTGCAGCAGATACATGGCGTCATCCTTTACACCCCACACCTGTAGGGTTCCTGGGTGGCGCAGCCCCTTGTCGTAGCTGGCGAAATACCACTTCAACTCAGGAATGTCCTCGCGATCCACGATATGCACCGACGGGTCGAAGTCCTCAAAGATCACCCCCTCCTCGCTGGCCCATTTGCCCTCATACAGGTTCGCCCGTCTCGCCCCTGTGAGGCCGTGGAGTGTGCCGCCAACATAGGCACTCCCCTGCTTAGTCCATTCTTCCTTGTCGTGGTCCCAGTAAACCGGGTTGTCCTTATGCCGCGAGAGCAGACGCACCTTCTTGTCGGCCCTATGCCTGTCCGGCACCTCGCGGAACCCCGGATCGAAGTGAGTGTTTAGCCAGTGGAATTCGCCAGCCGGGTTCGTGTCAGCAATGCGCATCTGCCACGGCATCTTGAAGTTACGGTTAGCGCGAGCCAACCACTCCCAGGTATCTGCACTGATCTCCCTAGCCTCGAAGACCGCGATCACATCGTATTGCGTCGAGAAGGTCTTTTCTGGTTTATCGAGTCCGCCTACCACCATGTGCGATCCGTTCGGATATTGGTAATTTTGGCGCGTATTGCGGGAAGCGGACCCGTGTACTGCGGGGTGCCCCGGCCAGAGCACCTCCTGTTCGTATGTCACAAGAACTGACTCGGCGAGAGACTCTCGTGTTTGTCTCAACATGAGAACGCGAATGCCAGCATACTCCTCGCACAGGTAGTTCAGGTATTCCAGCAGCGCTCGTGTCTTGCCTGTACCGGCAGGCCCTTCAAGCAGTAGCTCGGAGGGTCGAAGGAACCACAACTGGCGGGCTGCACCATAAGGGTTGTACTGGTGGACGATGGTCTTTGACATTAGGCACCCACCATCGGCTTGACGTAAATGATTGAAGCCCAGCGGACGTTGCCATAGCTAACAGATCCATGAGCGGAGTCTGTGGTCGCAGCAGTTAGGCCAACATCAAGCTCGATCTTGTAGCGGTTGCCGCCCTTCATCCAAGATTGGGAGCCCAGTCTGTAGAAGAAGTTGTAGCCCGTTGAGTCCACGCCATTCCAGAACCCATCCGTAAGAAGGGTGCCCGATGTGTCAGCCAGCATCAGGTGTTTGGCGATATTGGCGGCGGTGTTAGTGACCGTATCCGTAAATACCGCATCATTAGCTACAGCCGCACTGGTGCCCAAGTTATACACCTTGACCGACAGCCAATCAGTTCCCCCGGCCCCATCGGCGTCAACGTCGGCCCTGGTAACCAGCACGCCGTCCGCACGCAGCACGCGATAGGTGAGGAACCAGTCGTTCCCCTCCATCACTTCGCCTGTACTGACTATTGATTTGCTTGGCATCGGTGTTCTCTAGTGGTGAAAAGTGGTGGCCCTTTAGCCCGAGAAAGCCTCGGGGCCACCACTAGCAAGGATGCCCCTCTCGATCATGGCGCTCGAAATACTGGCAACCTCTATGCCGCCCTGGGCTGTCGCGCTTCGCTCGGAAATGCCTGTTACGACAGTGTCCCTCCCTAGAGCGGCGGTACTTACTTGTCCGCGCTGGGGACCTCCTGACACAGCAGCCGCTCCCTCTGTTGCAGATGACACAGCACTCTGCCGCTGAGTTAGGCCAGAGCAAACTGCATACGCTTCGACACCGCTAGAAGACGCAACACCGCGAGATGCCACAGCCGACATACACGGAGTAGCGGCTTCTGGTGCGCCGGATGTGACTATACCCCGTGGCGTATAGGGTATTAGTATGAGCCTTGTGGGCGCTAATGCCGCGCTAGTGATCGACGCTACCGGTACAGGCGCACTAAGTGTGCCGAATGTTGTCGCCGGGACAGCCTCAGCAGATGCAAACGTAGTCGTCGGCGCACTTACGTTGATCGCGCCAAAGGTGGTGCCAGGAAGCACAGGCGAGCTTGCAAAGCTGACCACCGTAACGGCACGTTTGTTCTCTATCGGGGTCGCAAGGTTCTTGTTCGAGCGAATCCCAATGGTCTCTGCGGACAGAGTTTCAGCCTTACCAAAGTGAAAGCCCCACCAGATCGTTGAACCCTTCGTAACCGTCGATGCCTCAGTCGTCGTTATCGTCGTACTTTTTGTTCCGGTTGCAGAAAGGAACGTATTGATCCCGGTCTTGGTGGCAATCGTGGTGTAGACGCCCCCTTGTACCGCGCATATCTGCACCTTGTCCCAGTAGATTGCGGAGTTGGCTGACGAGACGCTGAACCTACAGATCCATTCGCCAGCTTCCCAGGTGGTCGTCTCCATAGGAGAGCCGTAATAGGTTGGTATACTTTCCCACTGCGTCAAACACTGCACCGTGGCTTGGTTACGACCATCCACAGTCCCGCCGTCAAGCGTTAGGGTGCGCCCTGTGCCTGCTGTAGAGGAGCCAACACCTGCCATCCATCTAGCGCCATTCGACGCCGTAGGGGGAGCTTCACTTCCATCCGGCATACACACGTCAAGTATGCTGCTCGGGAAGCCGCTGTAGATTTGTTTGAAGACGAGGCCCATCAGGTTAGTGTGATTACGCCCGTAGAGTCCCAAACGAACGTGACATTGGAGCCGTTACCATAGAAAGCATTGGCAAGGTCGAAGAAGACAATCGGAATGGCATTGCCGTCGGTCCCGTCAACATCGTGGTACAGCAGCAGACCCTCTACCTTGTCAGAACCATCTGCCTCTATAGCGGTGACCGTGGTATCTGTTGCGTCTAGCGTTGCCTTAGTGCCGTCCACCGTCACACCCTGACCTGACACCGCCGTCCGTATGTACGGGTCAGTATCTCCGTACTCGTTGGACCCTAGGGCCGTGTCGACGTCGGTTATTGTCTTGTCGCTTAGCACAGCCTCCACTAGCGCAATCTTCATCGTGTCGCCAGCAGCAGGGTTCACATCCCAGATGCTGTCGCCCAATGCCAGCTTCTGCTTCCAGATGTTGTATACGAAGCTCGCCACCTACTTCTTCTTACCCTTCTTGGTCTTCGCCTTACCCCTCTTGGGGGGGCGTCCACGCTTGCTCCCGTATGTCCCTTTGCCCTGAGGCATGTCAGGACCCCTTCTTCTTGGAGGCCTTCTTCTTAGCCTTCTTCTTCTTGGCGGGCTTGAGGTCGGAGGCCTTCACGATGATCAGTTCCTCCTCGATCACGGTGTCGTCTGGCAGCGCGTCCCACGCGGCCCCCCACTGTCTACGCCAGCGCTTTCGGGCAGTCCTCTGTGTCGGGGGCGGCGGAATGTCCTGGGGCATAAGTTCTCCTTATTGTCACTGACCACTGACGAAATGACTGACATGTAGAGCCCTATGAATGCCATATGTCAGCCCATCATGCAAGCGCATATGCGAATGCAATGCGAACGCATCAATCCCCCTCCTCTAGCTCAAGGGGCCCTGAAACCTCAGCGTCCACCTCCAGAGGCTCCGGCTGAGCGAACCCAAACCGCTTCACATGGGTCACCTCCGTCTTCGATTGCACCTGCCGGATCACCGCACCGTCCAATCTGTCGAACAACAGAGCAGCACACTTCACATCCCCCTGACGGGCCTTATGGATGATACCCATCACCACATGCTCCAGATATTCCGGGTGCTCACTCAGGTACCCCTTCAGAGCGCGTACAAGGCTCACTGGGCGCTTTGGGACAACCTTAGGTGGTCGGGTCCTATGTTGCGCCGGAATCGCTCCTGCGCTCTCCAGGGCGCTCCAGGCCTTACCGGGGGTTGCAGGGGCATCGGGTTTGAGTTCACTCATAATATTCTGACCACCTTATGGGACCCGCTTAGGGGTTAGGAGAGGGGGGGCGTGCGGGGTAGAGTGCCGTTGGATCGTTCCATCGACCCCTCTTCATGCCGACATGGGGGGGAGGGGCACATGTGCGTGTATACATGCGTGTGCGTGCGTCAGGCGCCCGAATCAGAAGACCCTGGACCGAGGCGAGGCCCAAAACCCCGCTGAGGCCCTGATCCCGGTGCTGACCCGGCTCAAGCTGTGCGCATGAGAGAGTCCGGTGGACTCAGAGCGCGTGTGTACTGGTTCTGACCAGTCATTACCCCCAGTTTGATCCCTCTCATGCTGAAATGCAAGCATTTTGGTAGGCTGTTTTGCGGCCCGCTTAGCCCCTTCGGGGCCAGCGCGTGAGGCGCCTGAATCAGAAGACTGTCCCGCCGCAGCAATCCGCTGTGGCACTAACCCCTTTCGAGGATTTCGCTATGACGCTTTCGACCATGAACCGCCGCCACCAGCTTCGCACGATCAAGCACGAGTTGCTTGACGGAGTCAAGAAGGCCTGTGGCTCCTCTTGGAATGACACCTCCAAGGCGACCGTTGACAAGCACATTGGATCGGCTCTTGCCGCCGCAGAGGGCCTCTCATGCGGCTCTGTGTGGACGGAGTCTTTGCCCGAGATCAGCAAGCTGATCCGTGCGAAAGACGCAGACGGAGTGACTGAGGCTGTCACAGGAGCCATGCTGGCCTGGACCGCTGTGTTTGAGGAGACGCATGACCTCTCCGAGGTTGACGGGTGGATCGAGTTTCAGCGGCCCCGTATGTTGACCCTTTGTGAGTGGTTCGGCTCCTTCGTGCAAGCGGTGGAGGAGAAGGCCAGCAAGCCGAAGGCCAAGAAGGGCAAGAAGGCTGCCAAGAAGACGGCCAAGAAGGCTGGCAAGAAGGCCGCGCCGAAGGCAGGTGAGCCGACCATGGCCGACCTGCTGGCGGCGATCAACGGTCTTGCGGAGGCCCTCAAGTAGGGCATAAGCGAAGGGGGCTGGGCCTGAGCCTAGCCCTCTTTCGCATGGTCGCTGGGTCTGGTAGCCCAGCCATGAAGAGTTACCCCGAAACCATGCCCGCCCCGTGAGGGGCACTGACACAGGAGCATACGATGGAGCGCATCAGCATCCCGGCTCACATGAGCCAGCAGTCACAGCTTGACAGGACACACGCTGCCCTTGAGGGGCATGTGGAGGAGGAGGAGGCCCTTGCTGAGCTTGAGGGTGAGACACCCACTAAATGGGAGGCCTTCATGCAGAGGAGGTGGAGCGTGCTAGAGAGATTCACATACCTGCCCGCCCCGCAGCATGACTGGCTGCTCAACATCGAAACCCCTGGCTACATGGAGGTGGCCTGACATGATGCTCGCAATTCAACTCGCTGGCATAGCGGCACTACTTGCCCTTCCCATGCTCCTCATTCTCATCACCCCGGAGGACAGCTAGACATGAACACAAACTACTGGCGTGTGCTGGGCAGAGACCATGAGGCTTTCGACCTAGCCCAGGATGACAGAGAGCGTGACGAGTGGACCCTGTGGTGGGCATGGGTTGGCACCTTTGGGTTCTTCCCTCCCGACCTAGCCAAGACCCTGCGAAGGGATGCCATGGAGGAGCGTGAGGCTCAGATGTGCGCTACATGGGAGGACCGTGAGCAGCACATGAGAGAGCAGAGGGCAGACGAGATCCTCCTCGAAATGCAGCACATGGATGAGACCCTTGAGGGGTGCGACTGGTGCGAGGGGTGCGGTGACGGAATCCTGTGGTACCTGTCACTGCGGCAGCAGCTTGAGGCCCTTGGGATGGAGGAGAAGTGCGTATGAACAACCCCATGAATCGAGCCATGACCCTTGGGGACTGGCTATTTCTCGCAGGTCTTGCGGCCTGCACTTTCCTGTTCTAACGGAGGACAACTAGATATGAGTAGCAAAAGCAAGAGCCTGATTCTCCGCACCGTGGAGGTGCTAGAAAAGCTGGAGGCCACGGATCATGGCAAAGCCGAGGCAGGATACCTCCGCATGCTCGTCAAGATAGCGAGGATCACAGGGCAGTACCACACGGGGCAGCTTGAGGCTGCAATCATGGACGCCGAGGCAGAGATTGACCGGATCGACTCCGCACTAAGGGACAACTAGACATGAGTATCAGAGACGAAGTGATTGAGTGGCTCGCCGAGTTCAAGGACGAGGTTGAGGAGGACACCGTCAGGCTCCGGCAACTGGCCGAGCATGGCTGTATGTCGGGCATGGTGGGTGGCCTAACCTACTACCGTGACACCTGTGAGTTCTTCGAGAAGCACAAGCTGGAGATTCAGACCATGCTCTCGACAGACCTTGATGACTACGATGCAAGCCTGACTGACCTGTTCCCTGACTGGGACATGGGTGACCCGCTTGTGCTGGACACGCAGAACCAGAACCTCCTCGCATGGTATGCGTTTGAGAGGACGGCTTCCGATGTGCTGCGTGAGATGGAGGAGGGGTAGACATGACGAACTACCAGAAGCGTGAGAGGGATGACCCCCGATGCTCAAGCCCTAAGTGCCGACAGACATATGAGGTCCGGTACTTGGCTGGGGCATCGCCGATCAACCCCAACATGGATGTGCAGCTATGTGACAAGCACGACCATGAGTACTGCCTCAGGAGACAGGTGCTATTCAACCTACATACCGAGAAGCCAGGCGATTTGCCGTGGCCTAACAACGAGGAGAACTAGACATGAGCAGCAAGATTGACCAGATACGGGGAGCGAAAGAGGTGCGTAACCTCGTGATTACCGCCGACAACAGGGTGTTTGAGGCCCCGGAGCCCGAGCGCGAGGGGAAATACTACACCCTTCAGCAGATGCAGGAGATCGTGGGAGGGTACATCGAGATGATTACCCTGGCCGATGGTAGGCACATGATCATGAATGAGGAGGGCAAGCTGAAGGATCTGCCCGTCAACCTGATAGCTACCATGCTGGCCGAGAGTGTACTCGGCGGGGTTGACTACATCTGCGGAGATGTGCTGGTCTGTGAGGACGGGAGGGTGGACTGATGAGTAGCCAAGACAAGTGCTTCTGCGGCGGGGAGATCCAGCATCCCGACATCACATGGGCCAGAGCCGTGGTCAAGCTGGCAAAGGGGGACCGAGTGACCGACGAGGATCTTGAGACGATGCGATGGGATGACCTCATGGGGTGCTACTTCATGTTCTGGGCGGGCATGCTCCTCGGCATTGAGACTGATGGACACATGCACAGCTGAGGCTTGGAACACAACCCCCCCCTCCCCCCATTCAGATGGAGGCAGAGGAGGGGGCAACCCCTGGCAGACTTGTTTAGCCACGCTCTACCAGATGCCGACAGCACCCCCTGCGTGGTTCGTGAGCTTGAGTTACGGTCAAGCTGGTGGCAACACCGAGGCACCATGGTAGGGACAGACAGGAGAGAGTCAAGCTCTATCTCTTGGTCGGTACAACTCAGGTGGTCTATGGCGAAACGGATAAAGATGCAATGCGTTCGCATATGCGTTCGCATGGAGAAAGCCGGGTGCTCGCTGCTACATGGGCGCACGGCTCCGAAGGAGCTGCGCGTCAGGCGCCTGTTTCAGAAGAGAGAGCCCTCCCCGGCTGGCCCAGTGGCTGGCTGGCTGGGGTGAGCAGGGTGGTGGAGGTATGTGCCTTCACCCATGGGAGAATCGAAACCGCAACATATAAGGAGTTGCAATGACTGAGTACTACACATGTGTAGACCTCTCCGGGGTAGACCGCAACAAGCGGTGGTATTCGTGTGGACAGACCCACACCACAAAGGAAAAGGCCGAGGAGTGCTGCCATGATGCCGCAGCCCACAGCGGCAACACCGTCAAGCGGGTGCCATGGGGAGGGTTTGGCTGGAGCCGACAGGCGTTGCAAGACGACTACGATTCCTACTTTAAGATAGCCCTTCACGAGCTAAAGCACGAGGAGGTGGGGCATGCTCGGTGGCTTCTGCATCCGGTCGGCCCCAACAAGATAGGCTGCCAACCCGACAAGCAGTGGGGTCGAGTGTTCTCGCACCACCTGAGGAGGATGCGTGATGGCAAGGAGATGGATCAGTACAGGGGCGGCACCAAGAAGTACCGCGATGCCGCCTCGCGTATGAAGATCGCCGCAAGAATACTGGCACTGTGGCCCTCATACGATGACCGCACCGACGCCATGACGGAGGCCAAGGAGTGGATTGACAACGGAAGTGTGCAGCCTGTCGCGGAGCCTGATATGTCAGCGCCGGGATCTGTGCAGCCTGATGTGGAGCCCACCCCCAAGAAGGAGAGGAAGAAGCTGAGTGACAAGGCTGAGGTGCTGCGTGGTCTGCTGGAACTGGACGACATGGAGCAGCAGGTGTACGACCGTGTCATGGGAGATGTGGCCGACAACGAGGGGCTGATCGACAAGGTATGTGCAAGGGCAAATATACCCCGTGATGTGATCTACACATTCCCTGACCGCAACTTCACGGTGAAGGGGCACCAGCACCCTGATGTGGAGCTTCTGTTGCAGGCTATGAATGCTGGCATCAATCGCATCTTCACATGGGGAGCGCCGGGGCTCGGCAAGACTCACGCCGCAAAGCAGGTGGCTGAGGCAATGGAGATGCAGTTCTTCTCACAGATCCCGGTGGCCGATCAGTACCAGTTGCTCGGGTTCAAGGATGCAACGGGGGAGTACCACGAGTCCGAGGTGTTCCGCTGGGCTACATGCAAGGGGCCTGCCCTGCTACTGCTCGACGAGGTGGACGCCAGCCATCCGAGTGCGGTGCTTGCACTGAACGCCATGTTGGAGAACAGGTTTGGTGTGTTCCCGACAGGGCGTGTGGACTTCGGAGAGGAGAAGTATGTGATCGGTAACGGCAACACCCCCATGAGTGGGGCCACTGCGGATCACAACGGTCGGTACAAGCAGGACGGCGCGTTCGCCGACAGGTTTGCACTGAGG